TAAATAGTCTACAAGGATAACATCGATGCCGATATTTTTCATCCTGTAGGTTTCCAACAGGGTTCGGATTTGAAAAGCGGAAAGACTTCGGGGTGAGTAACTACGAATAAATAATTTTCCGTGTTTGGGGTTCTCCTTTATAATCTCGTCCATCTTCTCCACGACCAAGTCGCTAGACTTGAAATATTCGTCCTCGTGGAATCCCAAGGCTATTCTGTCTAATCTTTTTGAGATATCAAAGGCATCCATTTCTAATGAAAGGTATAGAACATTGTGGCCTTCCAAGGACATATTGATGGCTAGATTATTAAGAAATAAACTCTTGCCCACACCCAACTGCGCCGACACCGCTACTACCGTCTTTCGTTTCAATCTGAGGACATCATCTAGGTCAGAGTTAAATCCTGTCTTGAAATGGGCAATCTGCAACTCCTGCAAGACCTTCATTCTGTTGAGCAAATCACCATCATAATAGTTGATACCCAAGTCCTGAAGATGGTCTTCAACATCCAACGATTTGACTATTTCTCCCTTGATGGCAGACTCATCCACCTTTCCTGACTTGTTGACTTCTTCTACAATTTTCTGAACTGCGGATTGCAGTTTCTTCTTGCGAAGAATATCTAGGAATTGGTCTCGTACGAAGGATTCGGTGTATTCAGAAAGGTCAAGAGAATAGACCCTCTCGACCATTTCAACTAGTTTCTCCCTTACTTTTTCGTACTTGCTCTTGGTGGTAAACTCCAAGATTAAGTCTTTCTTCGTCAGAATCTTATGTTCATCTATCCAAATCTTTTTGATGACCTTGTAGAAAATTCGTTCTTCACTAGTGTTGAAATATTCCGGATTCCAATTAGAAATGAAGAGGTGTCGGAATTCTGTGAACTCCAACACCGTCTTCAGAAATACTTCTGAATAATTTTCTATCGTATTAGTCATTAGGTGGTACTAAAACTAGAATAAGCATAATCCTTCGTTTTTTCCTTCAATAACTCTAAGAGTTTCGTAAGCACTTCTTCGTTTTTCATAATATCCTGTTCTCGGTAAGATTTTTCATCTCCAGAAATATTATACCACGCTCCGCTTTTTTTTACGACCTTGAATTCCTCAAACAAGTCTAAGAGACCATCATTGGGGTCAATGCCTTCTCGGAAATTAATAACGAACTCGGTAATTCTTCCTTCGATGAACTCACGATTTTTCTTTGCGTTGATTTTGACTCTTGAGAACACGCCGTCCTCTCCCTTCAACTTGGTGAGGAATAAAACGATTTGCCCCAAGTACCACGCCGCCATACCGCCGCCCATCTCCTTCTTCGGAATAAATCCTGGGGAAATGTACTGATGGTTGATACAGAAAAAGCAACTCTCCGTAACGCCAAGACGGTGAATAATTTGCTTGAAGGCGGTGCGAATGTTCTTTGCCCTCAAGCCCATATCCATCGTCATCTTCTCGGCGTCGGCATCATCCATTTCCTTCGCCCCTGAGAGTGCGCCCAAAGAGTCGAGAACGATAAAGAGTTTAAGGTTCTTTTCCTTGGCTCTATTCAGGGCTTTGATAGCAAGTAACTGAAAATCCTCGACCGTATCCACATTTCTGTAGATGACATGACTGACATCCAAACCTTGACGGCCTAGAAACTGCTTGCTTCCTGCAAGTTCAGAGTCAAGCCACACCACGATATATCCCTGCTTCTGTGCATGGGCTGCAATCCGTGCGCCTAGAAGTGACTTGCCTGATTGTTGTTCTCCTGCAACCACGACCATTTTTCCCACGGGGATTCCTTTCTCTGTATCTCCTGAGAGTAGAAAATTAAGCGACCTGACCCCTGTGCTAATCCACGACTTTGTTTGTACCTCTTCGGCGGGTTCGGCATCTAGAATCTTAATAAGGTCTGCTATTGTTTCCTTAATCTTTCCGTCTGGTTTCTCTTCGTTCTTTTTTAAAATATCTGCTGTTCTTGGCATTAATTCTCCTTATGAAAAAATGCCCGTTTCTAGGGGAGAAACGGGCCAAAAGCCCTAGCGATAAAAACTACTGTAGGTCTGCCAACTCGTCTTCGATATCAAGGTCGTCAAGCGGGTCAGAGCCTTTCGTTTCTTCGCCGTTGTCTCCCTCTAGGTCGTCAAGGTTGACCTCGTCTTCCTCTTTCTTTTCTTCTTTCTTCTCTTCTTTCTTTACGGGAGCAGGAGCCTGTTTCTTTGGTGCGGACTTTTCTCCTACAGGAATATCGTCAAACCCCAAGAACTTGAAGGCCTCCATCAATTCGCCAACAGACTCTTCCTTGATGAGTTCGTTGATGTTGATGAGTTTGTCCTCAATTTCCTTCCAACTCTTCACGATGCCACTTTTCTTAAAGATAAAGCGGGATGAAGAATAGTCGGGATAATCAGGATTGTCTCCTGATTTCTTGCGGTTGATTTCGAAATCGAACCCGTTGACTGCGTCAAAAATAGACGCTCCCAAATCCTCGGAATTAAAACTCTCTGAAATGAGGTCGAAAAGTTTCTTGCCTACGGAAAGAATCTTAACACTTCCGTTTTCTTCCGGCTTGGTTGGGTTGTCTACGATGTAGCAGTTGAACATATAACGAGGGGTTGCACGAACCGTATAGCCCGTGTCCTTCGTTTCCTTGTTCTCTGAATTCCACATTGCCCACGACTTCTTGCAAATGGGGCAATCAGTCTTTCCGAAGGTCTTGCGACAGGTCGAGAATAGTTTCTCGCCGTTCCTGTTGTATCGATGACTAAACACCGTTTTCCAAGGAACCTTCGATTCAAGGCGTGGCAGGAGCCGCACCTTTAATTTTCCATCGGGGATGCGAACAAAACGACTGTCGCTCATTTCCCCTCCCCCTGCGGACTTTTTCTCCAAGTCCTTCTGAATCTCGTCTCTGCTGATTAAACTGTTGATGTCCATAGTAAATTTTTCCTCCTATTTTATTAAATTTTTCCCTATGCTTATTAAATTGTTTATTTTAATCTCTTTAAAATCCTTAATTTCATTATTATATCCATCTTCTTTTTGGAAATATTTTTTCATTTTCTTTAAACGAAAAAAACCAACTTTTTGAAAAATTAAATACTCTCTTTTCTATTTTAGCAAATATTAAATAATCAATTTTAAATTCAGATGGGTCTTTTGTTGTTAATGTTTTTGCTATTGAACCTATTTGCCATTTGAACATTCTTAATATAGGATTTAATAATACTTTTAATAAACTTCGATGTCCTATAATATGACACAATCCATTTTCAGATTCACTATATACAATCCCTAAATTCATTTTCATTTATTTTTTTCCTTATGCTTATTAATATTGTTTATTTTATGGTCTGTTTAAATCTTTATTACTGCCCTCTTTAATTAATTCGTTTTTTGGAGGTATTGGTTTTTTTGGAATTTTTACTCGTTCTTTTTCCCGTTTGTCTAGAATTTCCTCCATTCTAACAACAACATCTTTCAATTGTTCAAGATTTTTTCTGTTAAAGATTATACTATCGCTTGTTCCTAAATATCTATCTTTATTAAAAAGATACTTAAAAAAATAACCCAACCTTCGCCAAAAAGAATCGTGATATGGGCTTGTGAATTGTGCCGATATTTCCGTATAATCACCTTCACGGCCAAAATCCCAAAAATCAAAAACTAAAAGATGGTCGGGGTCTGTACAAGAACATTCAATATAAAATCTTTCGTCAACAACTTTACTCTTCAAATTATTTCTCCTTAAAAAAAGGGATGACGTTGCCGCCATCCCTTTATTCTTTTATTATACCACACTCTGTTGTGATTCTTCCTTCTCGTACTCCATAATGAAGTCGATAATCTTCTCGGAGAACCCGTCAATATGCACGGAGTTTTTGTAGGCCACGCCGTTCTGATAGGCTCCGACATTCACGACATAGAGTTTACCTTTCGGCTTGCTCGTCATACTGTCGTGAGCCTGTTCGTCCGTGAAGACAATCATTCTGTCATACTTCACCTTGGCATCAATCTGTCGAATGCTCTCCCACAGTTCCGTACCTCCATGTTGTTGTGACTTCCAAATCTTGTCGATGAGTCCGAACCCGTGAACATTCGGTACTTCCTTTGCGCTGTTAGAGAAAGTGAAGACTTGTACATTCTCGCAGATTTCTCTTGCAAGAACTGCGATTGCGGAAGCCGCATGAATTCTGTTCATTTCTGATTTACCAGACATAGGAGAATCCATCGAACCTGAAACATCGATGAGTAGAACGGTCTTGCCGTCCAACTTCGGATGCTCGGACAGGGACTTCAGCATTTTCTTCTCCAACTCTTCCGCAAAAGACGGCGCATTTTCAGCCGCCGCAATGAAGCGGTAGGGGAATACCCTGCTGAAGGTTCTCTTCTTGAAGGACTCCTTGATGAGTTTCTCGTCCACATTGGCCTGAGCCATGTTCCT